CGCTTGTCCAGCCTTCATATTTAAAAGTCCTGGTAGCATTGTACAATACTTGGTATAGTACCAATACGATCACGTACTAGTGTATTGTTTACAATATAGTCTGCGCTAATGTTATAGATCATAGGATCACGGTCATCTCTACGACCCATGTGATCAAATACCATATGCAAAATTTCGTGTGCAACAACAAACTCAATCTCTTTATTATTCATCGCATTAAAGAATTGTGTGTTGTAGTACAAGTTACGACCATCAACGGCAGCAGTACCAAGCCACTCATCTGCTGCAACAATACGCAAACGTGTAGCCATGTTGCCAAAGAAAGGATGGCGCAATAGTAAACCAATACGTGCCGTAATAATACGGTCCATAACTATTACACGCATTTCTTCTAGTGCTTCTGGAGTAATATCTGGGTCCGGAGTAAAGTTTTTTAGTTCACTTTGTGTATCTTTAGTAGCCATTATCGACGCCCCTTTGTTAACTTATACATATATTATAGCACTGATTAGTATATATGTCAACCTTTAATACTGGTCTTCATCATCACCAGACATCTTTTCTTTGGACCATTCAGCAGTTGCAGTAATATCCTTACCAAGTCCGCCTACAGTTGAACAAGCACCTAGTGCCATTGCCATTAGTACGATTAAAAATAATTTCATTTGAATCTCCTATTATTAAGCTTCTTGTGCGGCTTTAATATACTTACCATAACGCTCATGGAATTCATCAAAACACGCTACTTCATCTGGATCAATGGGCAAACCGTACTGTGTTAGTGCAAGCTTGATGCCCATAACAACTAGTTCAGTATCAAAGTTATCCATTGAAAAGCGCAGGAAGTTGTTCACTTTGTCATCGAACTTCTTGTCGCCTGCGTCACACGCTTCTTTAAGTTCATAGCATAAGGACACAGTTAGTGAGTACATAGCACTAATCTCTTTGGAATTCATCTCTTTACTTTGCCTGCTAGGATGTCAGTTGGATTAGGCATGCTAGATGCAACTTTACGGTGCGCCATAAATTTTACAGCAAGGCCCTCGCCTACTGCGCCACTAACTAAAGTCAGTAGTAGTGTTATCGTCGATGCCGTCTTCGAGCAATTCGCTAACAAAACTCCAGCTACGAGGAGTTGCAAAGCTGCGACTTGGGCTCTTAGGATCAAAGTCGTACAAGTCTTTCTTTGCAAATGTCAAGTAACCTACAACATCTTTATGGATTCTGTTATCAACTGCCCACTGAAACCAGTCGTTGAAGTCAACACGTAGTTCTAAGTGAATAAAGCGGTTAGCCAACGGAGCAGGCATACGATAAGTAACGCCTTTATCTGCTTCACGATTGCCGGCTGCAACAATAACAACGTTGTCTGGCAACTTGTAAGTGCCTACACGCCGATTCAAAATTAGTTGATATGCTGCTGCTTGTACGCTAGGAGCCGCTGAGTTCATTTCGTCTAGAAACAATACAATATTGTCAAACTGTGCTGCAAATTCTGCACTAGGCAGCTCGCTAGGAGCACCCCACACCATAGTACCTGAGTTACTATCAAAATACGGAATACCTTTAATGTCTGTAGGTTCCCAAAGACTCAAACGAATGTCAATCAAATGCGCATTTGTAAAACTGTCAGTAATCTGACGTACAATATCTGACTTACCAATGCCCGGAGGTCCCCAAAGAAACAGCGGCCGTTTTTTAAGCATTGCATGCTTGATTGACGCTTTTGCGCTATTAGGGCTTACAGTACGTGTTCCAGTATCCATTTTGCATTCCTTTTAAGTGTGTGTTTTGTTACGCTATGTATATATTATAGCACCAATACAGGAAATGTCAAGTGTTTTATAAGAACTTAGGAACTTTTTTGTCTATTCATGGCCTTTGTAATGCCATATTTGCGAAGATCGCCGCTGAAAAGAGTAAGTTCGACTGCTTTCTTTTCGTTCGTTACTGTGATACTTTTGTGTGTAAGATAGTAAGGGCAGTCAATAAACTGATCTAAGAATATAATAACTTGCGTAGTAAGACGGCATATCCTTAGCAAAAGGTATATCGTATATTTGCTAGATCTATCTGTAGGAGAAACCTCCAAATCCTGTGTCCGTTAGCCTTAGGCCGCCCGCACCTTTATCTCTGTTGTTTTTCCACCACAGAGGAATGTATTCTTTTATAGTTGATTCGTTTGTACTTTTATCTAGTTCTTTTAGAAAGATTTTAGTATAAGTCTCTTTCCAGTTCATTCTTCTGTAACCACCTCACCGTTAGTGAGCTTATATACTGCAAAGTCTTCACATCTAAACATTTCGTTTAATTTTTTAGAAAGATTATGTGCATGTCCGGGATTACTAAAGCTAGTTTTCTTGTACTTAGGTCCGGGATAATTTGTTAGGGCATTTGCACTTTTAAGATTGAACGGCTTACTCTGATAAAAACTGCCCAGATAGCGTCAGCTTCTAAAACTTGTTCTGACTTATACGTTTTATTGTTTATATTTTCTAAAATAACTGTTGGCTTTGGTCTACTCATATACGTAATCCTTTAATTAACTACGTATATATTTATCTCTTTTCAACAGTTATCTGCGTAACTTAAAACTTAGATCCACCATCGAGTTTAATCTCAATAATTTCATCGTTGTTTATTTTTAGTATTGTGCAACTAATAGTTCAAGATCGCCATGTAAACGACTCATAACAGCACCGAGTGTAAATGCCAGTGTCTTTGCTGTAGCAATGTCTAGTTTAACTTCTCTTGCACGGCTTTGTTCAGCAGCCTTTACAGCATTTAAAAACTGTTGTAAAGGAATAGTGTTTAACGGTTCAACGATTTGCAATTGATAACTCCTGACGCATTTCTAACTCAAACTTAAACGGGCCTCTAGTTTCGTATCGTTCCACTGTAATAAGTTTAGGGCAATGGCTCTTAACCCATCCTTTGTCAAACTTAATAATATAATATCCTGCACAGTATTGACTTTTTGAATTATTGCTTTTAGTAAACAATGGAAGTTTACGTTTTACATCATACAGCGTATTAAACGGATTAACACTAGTTGGGAATCCGTGTACTATAAACAGGTCAGGTGTATCGTCTACTACTTTTGGTGTAATATCACTCCAAATAATATCAGTACCAAACTTTTTCTTCATTTGTCGTTTATTGTCAAAGAAACAAGTTTCTACACGACTACTAAACATATATCGATTGTCATTCCATGTCATAGTACCGATACGTTGTTCGTTGCTTTCAACAATCCAAAAATTTTATCTTTTAGTACAGGTTTTTGCTTTTAATGTCATACTGGATACCTCGCTTGTAATGGTTCTGCATAGCTTTGTGCTTGATCTGCAATACGTTGCATATCCCACTTGGCACAAAAACTTCATAAGACGCATGCCTACTTGCGTAATTTCTTTAGGCACCGCATTTTCTGTGATAGTTGTATTAATAATTTCTCTAATGTCTGCAGGTTGTGCAGTTAAATCACATAATACTACGTTACGATTATAATCATCTAATACACGATGCTCTGCACCTTCGTGATCGGACCAACGTTGTAACATCATGTTATTCCAATTAAAGCCTTTTGAAGTCTTATCTTCGTATGCTTCTATAAGACCAACTTTGTTCTTAGTACCTTTTGTACGTACACCTGGATACGCACTGAACACATTATCGCTTGTATCGCCACGCATACATTTCTCAAACAGCATAAATGCAGGGTGCGGCGCAGGCTTTGCTTTTTTAGTTTCTTATCAATTACTCGCTGGCCTTTGTCATCAAAATAACCTTCGTGTGTAATAGTCATGTTAGCAACGCCATTATATTGCTTTACATTAGGCGCAATAAGTTGTGCAAAGTCACCATCTGTACTAATAATAATATGAGTATCATTAGGATGCATTTGTACCCAACCAGCAATTAAGTCATCTGCTTCTAGTTGCGAATGACGCATAACAGTACAATTAGTCTTTTCAGTAACGAAGTTTTTAAACTCGTCAAAGATACCCCAGAATGCAGTATCTTCTTCTGCTTCTGTTACAGATAGTTTGCCGCGGGCAACTTGCCTGTTGCGCTTGTAGGGCTCGTAAAAGTCCTTGCGCCAGCTACGACCTTCTAAACAGAACACAACGTGATCTGCTTTAAAGTCAGTCCATGCTTTCTTTACACTGTTTAGCGTAATGTGTAGTGCCATGCCTACCTTTGTGTCGATATCGCCGCG